TATGACCTTGTTCAGGGATTTAACGTATTCCTTTGTAATTCGTCCCCGTCTTTCACCTTCACCTTCAAATGATTGATGGCGATCAGTTCGCTCCTCTATCTCCCCCGCTATGGCGGCATACGCCGCAAGGTCAAGGTAACTGTCCTTTTTATGGGCGTGCTTTAGACGTGCAATCTTCACAAGACCCATGCAAATGGCGACGTCGTGCGCTGATATTTCCACGTCAAGGAAGGCGCTCCACAGCTTTGCTATGTTCTGGTGGTTTAGAAGCTTGTCGCCGTAATCTTCGTGGCGATCCTTCTCAACTAGCTTCTTTGCCTCTTTTAAAAGCTCCACCGATACAGGTATCATTAATAAAAAGCCTCTCTGAATTCTCTTTCACTTTGTGAATGAACGATGTGCAACGCTTTCTTTGCCCTCGTCATTCCCACGTAGAACACACGGCGCTCATCATCGGGATTCTGAAAATAAGCCTCATCCGCCTTGCGTGGCATGTCCGTTAATAGCATAACATTGTCCGCTTCGCCACCCTTGGCACCGTGTATCGTTGATATGTTGATCCGTGGCGCGCGGTTCAGATTTTCTTTTCTTCGCAACGCCGCGACGATGTACACGACTTCCCGCATCGGCATGCGATCCAACGCCTCGTGCCACAGCTTTTCCTGGGACAGTAACAGTCCGTGGTTCGTGACCAGATGCTCGTAGTCGTACAGGGCGTCTGGATCGGCGTCGGACATGCTTTTATGACCGTATTTCACGCCTACACGAACGGACAGATAGTGGTAGATTGTCTTAACTTCATCCAACGTTAACTGCTTGTCCCTCTGTGCGAGGTCCGTCCAGGCGTTGATGGCCTTTAATTTCTTCTCACTGACGGAGGCGTGTCCAAACTTGGAAAAGAACAATCCTCTCTGCCTTAGGTCTTCCGATATCTGCTCCAGCGTATAGTTGTCCCTGGTCATGATCAGCCATTCTCCCTCACCCATGAGCTGATAGACGGCCTCACGTAGGTTGTGGAATTGCAGATCACCTTCCTCCTCTTTATATCCAGTAATATTTCCATCTTCATCTTTAATAGGTTCAGCCTTCGCTTTCCACAGCTTTGGTATCCTGTTTTCAATACGGCTGATCAGCGTTGTCGCCACGCTGTGAATCTTCTTCGGGATGCGGTGTGACTGGTTGAGAATGTAGCGCTCTCCCTTCAGTCCGATAAGATCTCCAGGATTAGCGCCCGCCCACTTGAATATGGACTGGTCGTCATCTCCCGCAATAAAGACGCGCTTGGAATGTTTCATCAGTACTTTCACCATTTCCCATTGAATGGGAAGAAGGTCCTGAGCTTCGTCAATGATGAGAACATCAAGGTCAGGAACAATATCCTCAAGTGTAGCCTTGGCTACAAATTCAATAATCATGTCGGTGAAGTCGTAGATGTTGCGTTCCTTCTTGTATTTTGAAATGCCGTCGGCAATGTATTTAAGTTTCATCCATCCGCCGTCAAGGTGTCCTGATTCCTGGAACTGTTGGCGCAGACTGACATTACGGGCTCTTGCCATGTCAATAATACGGGCAAAGACATCATCCTGCATTCCCGTTCCAAAACTGTCCATGCGACGGTTCGTGTTGCTCAGTTTAATGCCAAGAAGACTTGATAGCTCCTTGTAGTGTGCATCTCCCATAACATCGTTCTTGGACAATCCCAACTGCTTGAAGGCAAGACTGTGCAGTGTCCTGAAATACATAAAATCTTTTTTATTCAGTTCCTTAAATCGATCAATGGCTCTGGTGCGTGCCTCGTCGGCAGCTTTAACGGTGTAGGAGAAATAGCCAATACTATTGGGATAGGTTCCGTCGGCGAGTTCCTTTTCCACCTGCCTCAACAAGTGTTCCGTTTTCCCTGTTCCGGGAGGACCGAGTATGATTTTAGTCGCCATAGAACTCCGCCACTCTTGTCATCCACTTACAACATATGTACCAGTAATCCTTTTCATTCAGTTCAAATTTCTGGAAATATCTGTCACGGGAGCACATGAGAATAACCGCCGTGCTTATCTTCGTATCAAATAGAATATTATGCGCCATTGCATATGCGGCTAACTGCAGCTTATAGTCCGTCACCCAGCTTTCCTGCTTCGGCCTGTTAGTCTGCTTGAAATCAACGATGGCTGGCTTTCCCTTGTAAATTCCAACCACGTCCGTGGTGCCCGCGTACAAGCCTGGATAATACAAATGAACTTCTGATCCCCATAGTTCCTCCAAGTCCACCAATCCCTTTTTAATTATTTCCTTGGCCATGGGACGGGCGATGCGACCTATGCGCGTGTCATCGACGTATCCCCTGTCAAGCAGGTAATTCTCCAGATACTTGTGCATGCTCGTTCCCACTTTGGAAGCGTCACGCTTGATTCTCGCCGCTTCCTTCGCTCCAACCCGTTTCTTCCACTTCTCCAGTCCCATTTTCTTTTCTTCCGACTGCGTTTCGGAAAGGATGGATGTCACGGACGGAAACTTGACGCCGTCCTTTGTTTCGTAGGTTCGTATTCCACCGTCGTTGCGTTTCAAATCTTTATAAGGATAAATATTTTTAATTTTCATATTTCCATTGTCTCATATCCATCGTGAGCGTTTCCATCTTTAACTATTACAACTTTTTGTTTCTCCTCACTAAAATAACAAGTATATATGCCTTTATCCTTACACTTCGAAAGTTCAGCATAAGACGATGGTTCTGATGATTTAGCATCAATCTTATGTAGTATATTTTCTTCTCTGTTATATATAATCATATCAATTGGACCTGTGCATGACATATTTTTAAAAACATCCCAACCTTCTTTCATAAAATGAGCAATGAGAATACTCTCATTAATATCACCAGTTAATTTAGCATTACTGTTAAATTTTTTTCTCCAGTCATATGTTTTAAGTTCTTCTTTTTCTTTTCTCTCTCTATAGATTTCTTCATCTAATTTTGTTTGCAAGGTTTTCATTTGAACCATTAGATTGTTAATAAATTCTTTTTTCATCAGAACGGCGTCACTGGTTTAAGGTCTGGCAGTTTAAGGTCACTTGTGTCTCTTTCATCTAATTCCTTAAAATTTTTAGGAACATACCATAAGTGATACAATTTTCCTCTGATCTTTTTCTTTGTGGAGTCACCGTCCAATTCCCGAATGCGGGCACACATCTGTGTTGAACTGAAATTACTAAATCGTTGTTTGTTTAAGTATTTTTCTAGGGAAGATAATTTAAAATATGTCACTTCCTCATCCTGCGGTGTCCATGACTTATCAATAAGTATTTCATCAATCGTCATCGCTTCTCCCTGGTCAGCAAGGAAAGCTTCAAGATGATTGTCAAAGCGACCTATTTTTGTCACTTCTTCAGGCATATCAATGACTTCTACTTCCGCCAGTAAACTTTGAATGCGCACATCCCAATCCCGTGCGCTCATTTTATTCGGCAGAATATTCAAGCTGTTCATGCATGCTTTTCTGAATTTAGCTTGATCAAAGAACTCTTCCGTTGAAATACACAGTCTTCTGCCATCCAAGTTTAAAAACCACACCGACTCATCGGACTCATATTTCGTTAAATCCGTTACGGTGTGATTGTAATCGTTTCCTATGCCGTATTTTCTAGTCTTGCAAAGGGAGGCATTGCACACCGAACACATGGGCTGATCCTTGCATTTATACCGATAGTTCTTTTTCTCATGCTGGCTGATTGTTTTTTGTACCTGTGTTGAAGGCAAGTACGGATCCATATGCTTATGATTGAATTCATCAATTTTTCCCTGCCAGGAGTCAGGCCATTTCTTTTTTGCGTACACGGCGTATTGGTACAGAGTGTTGTCCCGTCCCCCTTCCGGAATGTTTTCCTGCATTAGATGCTCTAGGCACGGAGGACCGTCAAATCCATTCTCCACTTTCTTGATTGTAGATACTTTTCTCAGGTCTGATTCTGTTAGTACAACTTTAGAATATAATGTAAAAAATTCTACTAACGAATAAGCTT